TTTGTATCCACTTTTCTGCCACAGCTTTGCCTCCTTTTTTATATACTTCTACATCATTAGGATTGTCTTTACGAACAATCGTTTTTTTCTTTGGCATCTTAGATGCTTTAATATCACCCATACCACGAGAAGACATCATTAGCAGTATTTCCCTCTTGTGTGTCCTTTTGTAGCGATACCATCTGCACGTTTAGAAGCTATTGATCTTGATACCTTACCACCTGATGACATTTTTTTAGCTTTTACTCTACCGCCTTTTTTATATGTTTGTGCACCTGCTGGTAAGCCCATATCTTGTTTTACTGCTGAGTCATACATAGCTTTTCTTTGTGCATCTAATGCATCAGAAACATTAGCTTTTGCTCTTTCATTTTCTAAAGCACTTTTCATTTCTCTAGCAGCTTGATACCTAGGGTCATCTTTTGTTTGGCCAAATACATATTTATCTATAGGACCTAGATTTTCACCAGTATCAATTCCTTCAGTACCATATTTTTTAAATTGTTGATATGCAAGATTATTACCTACGCGTCTTTCTTTTAGATAGTTAGCTTTTCTTAGTTCTTCTTGTTGAGCAGCTCTAGCATCTTCTCTATCTTGTTTAATTTTTGCTTGATTTCTATCTCGTTCAGCTACCAAGTCTTTTTGTGATGTAATGTCTTTTAATGCCATAATATTCTCCTTAGCACATTTTGCCTTTAGTTTTGCCACGTATTTCAATGCCACCACCACGAGCCATTTTTTTAGATTTGCTCATATAACCGCCGCCACACATTTTGATAGGAGCTGCACCATAAGTACCTTTACCAGATTTAGCACCGCCTTGTAGGCCTAATTTTTTACCAGCGTCACCTAAGTTTTTACCTTTAGTATGACCACGTTTTTGAACTGCTGCTTCACCAAATTTAGTTTTTTTATTAGAACCTTTTTCAACATCTTGTGACATTGTTCTTGGTCCCATAACTTCTGCTCTACCGCCTTTTTTCATACCTAATACTCCCATGTCTTTAGCTGCTGGCATTGCTTTACCAGCACCAATTTTGTTAATCTTACCACCCTTTTTAAGTTTAGATAAATCAGTATGTGAGCCTTTATGTTCTTGAGCATCGTGCATTTTGAATGCTTTCTTAACAATAGCTTTGTCCTGTTTAATATCTTCTTTCATTGATTCTTTAGCCATAATAACTCCTTATTTACAATTCCAACGTTTTAGTGATGCTGCTTTTCTTGTTGGTCTACCTTTTTCATCTTTCATAGGTCCAGGCATTCCAGACATTCTAGCACAAAAGGATCTTTGTCTTGCACCACCTTGAGGTTGTGGAGCTTTTAAATGAGACCCTGTAGCTCTATTATATTTAGCACGACCTTTAGCTGTTAAACCTGCACCTTTAGATACTGGTAATTTCTCACCACGTCCAACTGCTAAAGACACGCCACCTTTTTTAAACTTTTTACCTTTATCAGCTGCCGAAAAATCTTTACCAACTGATTGTTTAATTCCAACTTTTTTAGCGAAAGCAGGTGAATGAGCCACAGCTTCCATTAATTTATGTTGTTTTTTAGAAACACTAGGCATTACGGTTTTTCCACTTTTTATATAGCTCTTGAACTGTTTTGGTTTCCCATATACGAATTGTAGTCCATACAATGGTCCATAAAGCAGCAATACCAGGAAGAATTTGTGTTAAAGCTCCTAGTAATGTAGCTATTGAAGTCCAATCAATAATATGCTTTGTGTGTTCGTTAATTTCGTGAATTTTAGTCAGCATAATTTTATCCGTAACAAATAGTACAAGAATTAACATTGGTTAGAGATGCATAAATGCCATTGTAAGCAAGTATACCTTCACCAGGTAAAAGAACTGGAATTCCTAATACGTTAGCTCCAAAATCAAATTGCCATAAAATATTACCTGAAGCAGCAGATGCATTATCATAAAGAATAAGCGTTCCTGCTGTACCATTACTATTAAATGTGATTTGTCTTAGACGAGTACGATAAGTTACTAATGCCGCTGAGGTATTAGTGTGTGCTGATTTTATATCAGTTTGCATCATAATTAATCTCCTTTATTTTAAGACAGGGAACCTAAGCCCCCTAGACTAATTATACTTGTGATGGGTTAGCTGAACCGTCAGAACCACGTACAACATAGGTAATTTGAAGTAAACCAGCACCAGCTGTTACAGTACCAAATGTGTAAGTAATGATAGCATCAGTTGTACCAACGTTTGTAACTAAAGTTGGATTTGATGTGCCAATTGCTAAAGCTTGTTTACCAGTAGCACCAGTAGAAACAGTAATTGCTGAAGTAATAGCAGAGCCATTAATATAAACAGTAATTGTACCTGTACCACCTGAAGTGAATGCTGTTGTTTGGAATAAATCAACTGAAGTGATTGAAGCACCAGCAGGTAAAACAAATGCTTGAGTAGCAGTGCCGTCTGTATAAGCTACAGAAGCTTGTTGAGCAACAAGAGTTGCACCCATATTGCGGATTGTACCAGCAGTTGTACCAGTAGTATTTTTAACAGTACCCAATAACCATGGGCCTAAATGTGAAGCGAAAGCCATAATATTTTCCTTATGCAAAAGTCCTTTTACCATCTTTGCATCGTCTGCTGGGACAGCTGGTAAAAGTAGAATTACCCAGTTATAAGAATCATACTACAATTTAAAATAAAAGCAAATAAAAAAGGGGCCGAAGCCCCTAATTTACTACTTATTTATTCATTACGTACATTGTCACTTCAAAGCCAAATCTCATTTCAGTTGCTGCTGGTTTTGTCCACATATTGTTCTCCTTAATAGATCAATTGTTCTCTTTTTCAATACACACGATGTGTATAAGTGCATGATACTCTTATGATTTGCCTGTGGAATACGTAAAACCATGAATTACAGATAAAAAAAGAGCCCACGTTTTAAGTGGGCCCCTTAGTAAATGCGTAGCTAATTAAACTCAGCTCGCACCTGGAGAACCGTACATACCGAGCGGATCTGACCAGCCAAATGAATAACGTTCACGTGATTTATAACGAACGTTACCAGTGTCAAAGTCACCGTCCATTGAATTTTGCAATGGAGTACGTACAAAGTGTTTCATACCGTTAGGAACATCAGTTGTTAAGAACCAACCGTTTGTATCTGTCAAGAAGTGGTTAATTGTGTAACCTTCTGGGATAGAACCGTTGTTCTTAATTGCATTAATGTCGTTATCAGTAGTACCAACACGTAATTCAGTTTCGAGCAAGCGTGTTGCAACGAATTGAAGTGCAGGTGGAACTACTAATTTTTTAGGTTTAGCAGCGATCAAGAGACCACGTTCATCAGTCCAAGCTGCGATTTGAATAACTGCATTTTCCAATGAAGTTTCGTTCAAGTCAGCTGCTGTTGATGGAGTGTTGCTGTTTGTACCGCCGTTAACAAGTGAGTGCTGTGTTGAGAATAATGGAGCACCATCACCGCCTGTGTAAGCAGCATTGAAGCCATTATTAAGAACTGCAGCAGCCTTAACTTGTTTTGTATAAGCCATAGCGCGAGCTAGTGCTTTTGTGTAACGTGCAGATAATGAATCATATAAGTTATCTTCAATAGCTTCTTCAGTTAAGCTGAAGCCAAGAGCGATAGTTTCATGATTGTATCGTGCAGTCCAAGCTTCTTGAGCATTGTCATAAGCGATGGCAGAGCCTTCGTTTTTAACAGGAGCTGCTGAGAAACCTGAAAGTTTTGTTTCTTCTTCAAAAGAACGCTCAGAAGTCTCTGTTTCATAGATTTCTTTATGTTCTTCACCATATCTTGCATACTCTAAACCAAACAAAGCGTTAAGGCCTGGGAGTAATTCTTTTAGTAACTGTGCGCGTGAAATAGCCATGTGTTATTCTCCTTAAGCTGACGCTTGTGCTACGTAGTACTCATGAGCGCCAAAGTTTAATTTAACTTTAACTTCTGGGTACATTGTAAACACGATTGTTGAACCAGACGGAATAGCGCCACCTAGTGGAGCTACGTTTGCAAGTACTGTTGTACCGCCCGCCGCTACGTTTGCTTGTACATAAGAACCTGTCTCAACTAATTGACCATTAGAAGCAATGTAAGCAATATCAGCACCTGCTAAAACAGCACCTGACAAGCCAGAGCCTGTTAATGTAATAGTTGTTGAAGATGAGGAACCTGTACCTGTAACTGCATAAGCTGACTCAGGAATTAAACCAACTACACGTAATGGGAACGCTGCTGTTGTAGCAGGAGCACCAGAACCTGATAAAGCTTGGATAGCATTTAATGAGTCACCTGTATTCACGTTACCTGTTGCATTGTCGATCATTTGTAAGTTTTGACCTACAACTGCTAATGCAGCAGCGCCAACTGTTGTTGTTGCAGAGCAAACAACGCCTTGGAATACTGTATCTGGGTCGTCAGCAACAATAGCCACTGCGTCGCCAGCTAAAGTACCTGATGGCCAGTATTGTGAAAATGTTTTTTGTTTTGTTACTGGGTTTGTATATGAACAGCCCAAGAACACACCCACGAGACCAGAACCACCAGCTGAAGTAACAGCTAAACGGTTAATGAATCCACGTGCTAATGAAACGATGTCGCCATAAAAAATATTGGTTGCATAGCCATATTGAATTGGCAAGCTACGTGTTGAGCCTGCAAATACTTGACCACCAATAAGATTAATTGGCTTTAGTCCGTAAGGACTAGCTACGACTGGATAAGCCATTTAAAACTCCTTAATTAAAAATTATTTACCTTTGCCAAACGTGGTGCTAGATTTTCTTTCTTGGAAGAGAGGCATTCTAGGATCACTTTGACGCATTAAATTATTATCTACAGCTTCTGTTTGAGATTGAGTCAAGTTATTGTAATGTGCATTACGTTGGTCGACTAACTCTTGAGGAGTCTTGCAGAGTAATAATCCGCCAATCTCGATGTTGTCTTTAAAACGACTATCAGGATCGACTAGCAGTTGGAATTTAGGTTGTTCTTCAATTCTTACTGGTTCCCAACCTTCTCTAAGTTTTCCAGAGATATTACGTGGGTCTGCAGTATTTAGAGTTGAAACACGAATCCATCTGTACGCATATCCAGCTTCTTTATCTGGCTCTGGTAAGAGCTCTGGAGCTGACCACTGCTTAGGGCGCTCCGCTGTAATACGAGTTTCTAATTCACGAGTTGTTCTTACATCAGTTGTTTCTGTAGTGTTGCTGTTTTTAATATCAGACATTTTATGACTCCAATTTTAGTTGTGCATCGGCATATTGTTGCGGTGTTAAGCCAAGTTTTTTGGCTAACGCTACTTGCGTAGTACTTAATACTATTTTTTTAGAAGATGTACTTCGTTTGGCGGGAGCAACTACCGTGCTAGGTTTGATTGATTTTTGTTGAGGCTTTTCAGCTTCATCTGTGTTTTTTGATTCTTCAATACCAAATTCCTCAGGGAATCGGCGTTTTATTTCTTTATCTATACGTTTATAGTACTCATCGGTACCAACAAAAGCTGTTCCGTAAGACGCTGCTAGATCTTCATGAATACCTTGAGCATATCTAGTCATAGCCCTTTTAGTAGGGTCAACGTACCACGGATTGTTTGCTACCCATTCGGCAGCTTTAGAATCCATTTGCGCGGGTTTCTGCGCATAGTTACTTTGTACACTAGTTGAAGACTCTTGTAAAGCACTTTCGATATTAGGCTTAAAATTTTTGGCTCTATCAATCTTTAATTGAGCAGCCATCATAGCCTGATTAGCTTTTGAAAGCCTATCAGAATCACCTAAATCATACGCTTCTTTGTATTCTCTAGTAGCTTTTTCAAGTTCTAACTCAGCTGCACCTTGATAAGAAGTAATAAGTTCCTTCTCACCTGTAGTCAGCATAGTTTTTAGACGCTTATTTTCATCGAGAATTCGTTGCGCCATAGTTAGAGCTTCTTGCTGTTCTTTATAAGCAGCTTCTTTAGCGCGTCTTTCGTCATGCCAAGCTTTTTTATACTGCTTAAATTTAGTTTTTACGTTTTTTGAATAGTCATCTGATTCGTCAGCTTGTTCTAATTCATTAACAATTTCTTTAGTTAAAGGCTCTACATTGCGGTCTTCTTCGGGTGTATCATCTACAACCTCGACTTCAACATTTGCACCTTCTGCTTCTATCTCAACATCTGCTTTTAACTCTTTTTCCTCAATTTCATCAGGAAACTTAAACTCTTCTTTTTCTGTAGCCATATATTTCTCCTATGAGCTTCTTTTGATGCCACGTGGATCTTGCACAACTGCTTCCACAGAATCATCGTTTATCATTCTAAAATCCTTGCCGTGAATAACTAAGCGTGTGCCAGCATTTGGTCTGACAATCACAAAGTCACCTTTTTTACACCAAGGTCCTGTAGGGAATTTTCTTTCATCTCTATATGCATCAGGTCCTACTTCAACTACAAATAATACTGTAGCTAATAGTTCTTCCCGTTTTACATATTCATCTGGAAGTTCAACTCCACCTTCTGTTTTCTTTTCCACTTCAGGCACTGCACATAAAATGCGGTATCCTGATGGGATCGGAACTTGTTTAGCTCTATCTTCTAGAGCAATATCTTCTTGTACTCCAGCTTCTGCTTCAGATTTACGTTGATTTAACAACACATGTAAATCCTTAGCTTGGGCCAAGTTTAAATCACTCATCCGAGTTCTCCATTGCTTTGTTTAGGTCTGTAATGTAGTTACGTGCAGTTAGTAGACCTGTTACTTCACCACACACTTTTTTGTACTCCTCAAATGAGTTTACGTTACCGTAAGCTATATATTCTTGAAGTTGCAAAATCTTGTCATCAATTTGTTTTGTTAGAACTTCTAAAGCTCTATCTGCTTGCATTTATTACTCCTTTGGTTTTTGTAATTCTGCCTGCCTTTGTGCAACTCTTTGTTGCATTTCAGCTAATCTTTTTTCATGCTCCTGTTGATTAAATGAGTTATACGCATCTTGAGTCATAGTTTTATGGTGCTTATGTAGTTCAGCTGCTGTTGTAAATCCAGTTATTTTTTGCTGATTTCTATTATTTTCTCTTGTATTGTGAGCTTGTAAGGCTAGTTGTGCACCAGCTCTATATTGCTCATCATTAATTCGTTTAGCTTCGAGAGCTAATTTTGCTGTTTGTAACTGAGCTTCAGTTTGGTCTTTTTGTGTTTTTCTTTGTTGCTCTTGAGCTTTTATTTGTAATTCTTGTTGTTGCATTTGAATTACAGGGTCCTGCTGCATTTGAGCATTTTTCTGAGCTTGAGCTTGTTGTTGATGTTGAGCCAACAATTGTTGAGATGCTTGAGCTGCGAGTTGTGAAATCTTAACTTCCATTTCTGGAGGCATAACTTTTTGATCTTCATCCACATTGTTTGGATCATGATATGGAGGTAAAGTCATACCCATTTGACGTTCTAATTCTTTTCTATATTCAAAACCTAAATGGTCCATAATATGAGCACTCATAGCGTTCATTAATGTTTGAGCTAATTGTGGATTTTGTCCTACAAGTTGTTGTACTTGTGGATCTTGCATAGCTGCTTGATGAACGGCAATGTGAGCTTTATGATCTTGATACAAAAACGCTTTAACTGGTTTACCTTTTAAGATATTTTGATTTTCACTAATAGGATCAGTTGGGATCAAGTCATCTTGCATAGGTACTAGTTTTTGATAGTTCTTAATGCCTAACACATCTAACATCTGACGATGTAGAAGTGGTAAGTCATATAATTGTGGAGCTGTTTGTGCTAGTTGGAGTGCCGCTTGGTACTGCACAACCTTCTGCGCCATTGTTGCAGCGTTAGGATCAGAGACTGGTAATACATATACCATGTCATAGTCAGATTGTTTAGCACGTCTATCACCTTCTTCTGGATCATATTCATACTCCTCTGGTGTGTAATCACGAATAATATCTTTTAATAGTTGGAACTCTTGTTTCATTGAATAATGAATGCGAGCTTGAACTGCACTCATAGTCTTCAATGTTCTTTCTAATATCGCTAATGTCGTTCCAACGGGAGCATTAGCAGACATATCTGAGGCCTGCAATTCGGCAGAACCTGCAAATTTACGACCTTCTTCAACGATAGATTGTAGTAACGCCATAAGAACTTGTGAAGGTTCTTTATATGGTAATGGCATGACATTGTCACGCATAGCGCCTGACGGTACATCTACATCTCTAAATTCACCTGGTGCTATCGGTGTATCATCTCCTTTAATTCGGAGGCCACGAGTTTTAAATCCTCCAGGAAGGTTTGATAATGTTCCCGCATCCACAAGCTGACGGATGATAGAAGTTCCAGACTTTGCAAAAGCACCAACAAGATGGATAAGGCCAAAATGGTAAAAGCCGAAACCAGGAATGTAGCCATAGTGTACAAAATGGTTTCTCTTCTTGAATTGTTCATCATCAGGTCTCCAGTTTCTTCTAATTGCTAGTATATTTGATGTACCTTTTTCAATAGTAATTACATAAGGTAGAGCAATCCCTGTAGGTTCACCCTTATCATCAGTATGTTCATACCCTTGTAGGTCTAATTCTACGTGCATCTCAAGTAATTTGAAACGATCATCACTTGTGGCTCTAAAACCTAGTTTTTCTGCAATTTTTTTCTCAACTTCGTCCATAACATTGACAGGATCACCTAAATCAACGTCACGATAGAAGCCTTCGTGCTGTAATCGTCTAACTTCATTCGCTGTTTTACGCATAACATGAGTCACACGTTCTGCAGATTCTAAGTTCGATGCACCATAAGGTACAACTACATCTTCAGCTGGTACATACATCGACACTTGACGTGCTAAATGTGGATCATAGTACACTTTTTTAAACGCATTACCTGCTAAACCTAGTCCCCACAGCATTCTTTCATGCTCAGGTCTGTATTCTTTCATCACATCTGTGAGTTGATAGTTCATATCTTCTTGAACACGTAACGCTGCAGCCTTTTTATCTTGTGTTTCACGACCAATGATCTGAGTTTTGACAGGACCCATAGCTGGGAACGTCTCCATCATCGTTTCTGCTTGGAATTTAACGACTGCTTCTGCTAAAAGTGGGTGATAAACGCCACATGCACCTTCCCATGGCTCTGCTCTTTCCTCAATTTTAAGGCCAAGTAACTCTAAACCATCAACATAAGTCTGTATCCAGTCTTTTCTAGAGGCAATATCTGAATCAAAGTCACCAATAAGCTCAGTTGCTATCATCATGAGCTCTGATTCACTCATGTCTTCAGCTAAATTTTTATCAAATTCAGGGTCTTCATCATCCTGTTCCATGTAAATATTTAAACCTGGAGCATGGATGTCCACTGCTTCTGGGTCTTTAATCTCTATTTCAAGCGCTGGTTGAGTTGCTGCTTGATCTATTTCATCAAGTCCTTGAGGAGCTTGAGCTAAACTTTTATCTATTGCCATAATTTGTCCTTAAATTAAACGTGTTCGCCCGCCAGCTCTAAAATTGTCAGGCATTGTAACAGTATTTGTTTCTGGTAATTCTTTTTGAAATTTACTTACTGCATTATTAACGTGTTTATCTAAAACTGCTTTTATTTGTGGATCACTTAATGCTAAAGCTGCACTTGTTAAATCTCCAGCTATTCTAGGCCCCCAATAATTACCTAGAGATTTAGTAGCTTGTTCTAAAGGATTAAGAGTTTTATTTACTCCTACAGCTTCTCTAAATTGATTATTCATATTTTGAGATATTGCATAATCACCAGCATCTTTTAACATTTGCATTTGGTTTGGACTTAAATCCGATTTTAAACTATCAATAAATTTTTTTGGATCTAAACCATTAGTAATGGTGTTTGCATCTTCATAGGTTCT